GTTTTCTCAACTCTATGTTCAATACCAATCCCGAGATCAACCCAGGGGTCGATATCAGGTACAATACCAGATGGCAGGAGATCGTCAATCTGAACTAATTTCAGAGTCTGTTATGCGCGGCAATAGTTACGAACTAGGCTGGCACATAGATCGTCCTAGTATTGTAAGAGAGATGGAAAACATAAATCAAACTCTTTTAGGTCACATTTTGTTTATTCGGGATCGAGTTCTTTTGATATGTAGACATTATATTAAAGGAATGGAGAGAATGATTGAGAACAATTTTCTCACTATGGAATCTACAATTATTTTGACAAAACTGGATGGTTCACGTAGGTCTATAAAAAGATTTATGCGGGTCTGTGATTTGTTAAATGCTCAGAGAGTTCTCTCCAATAGTCTTGAAAACTCTGATATTCGATGTTATCGTTTGGATAGGAGTTTAATAAATTGCCATAAGGATTTAGTCCCTTTATTTGTTAATAGAGTTAAGACTGATTATTTTAGCGGTTTTCTTAAGAATGGAGGAGAAACTATATTAAATCTTAATTGTCGATATGAGTTAAATGTTACTGTAGCAGCTGGTTTGGATGAATATGGCTATGTAAACTTACAATTACATAACCTTATTTCATATGATTGTAATAATAAAGTTGGACATTGTGGTTCAGTTTTATTTTTATCGGAACCTACTAGTAAGGCGAAAATATTGGGTCTGCATGTAGCAGGAACCAGTGGTTATGGCAGAGGATTTTCTGCAGTAGTCACACGGTCTACTCTTGAGGAAATTTTATCTTCTAGAGACATTGTAGATAATACAATTTCACATCAAGCTTTCATACCTGATAGTATTATTCCTTTTGAATTTGAACAATTGTGTCAAGCTCAATATCAGATGAATTATCCTAATAGGACGAATATTGTACGTAGCAAATTATATTACGATATTGAAGGACCAGATCAAGCACCGGCGATATTATCGAAGGAAGCATATGAACTGGCGGTCAACCGATATGTTACTCCTACAGTGTATTTTGAACCTGATGAATTGAGAATGATTGTTGATTCCACTTTTCGTTCTATGAATAAATTTTCTAAAATCTGTAAACTTTCCAAACGTGTTACAACTTGGGAAGAAACAGTTTACGGTATAGAAGGTGATCCTACATTTGGTATGATTGATAGATCTACTAGTGCTGGATATCCTTATGTTTTTCAAAGAGGCAATGATGGAGGAAAAACCAAATGGTTAAATACTGGTGAGGATAAATATTTTACTCCTGCTGGTGAGGAGCTGTTACGTCATTGTGAATTTTTGGAAACAGAATTAGCTCAACGAAAGCGTTGTTTATTTGTTTACACTGATAATCTAAAAGATGAGACTGTTAAAAAGAAGAAAGTTCTTTCTAAGAAAACTCGTCTCTTTAGCGGTTGTCCTATAGATTATCTGATTCTATTCAGAAAATATTACGGTGCATTCACAAAGTGGATTGTTGATAACAGGTTGTATAATGGTATAGCTGTAGGTACAAATCCCTATAAGGAATGGCATGAATTAGCAATTATGTTGTTACGGCATGTTGATTCTAAGGGATATGGATGTTTAGCTGGCGATTATAGTGGATTTGATGCCAATGGTAAAGCTGCAGTTTATACAGTCATTGGTGAATGTATTAATCAGTGGTATGATGATTCAGAAAGGAATCAAACCATTAGAGAAATGCTTTGGCTGGAATTGGCTCAATCACGTCATATTCATGGAAATGTGATATATGAATGGATAGATTCGCTACCTAGCGGAAATCCTATTACGTCTATAGTAAATTCTATTTACAATTTGGTACTTTGTAGGTATTCCTGGTATATTTTGCATGACAGAGACAGAAAATGTCTCGAATTGTATGACACAGAAGTTTATATTATTACTTATGGTGATGATTTGAATGGTAGTGTTTCTAGTAGTTCACGCGATAAATTCGATGAGATTTTATTAACTGAAACTATGAAAATATTTGGACAGAAGTATACCTCTGATATTAAGGATACTGTTAGTCAGAGATTTAGATATTTTGATGAAATTACGTTTTTAAAGAATAACTATCTTTTTGATGATGTTGCCGGTAAATATATTGCTGCTTTGAGTATGGACACGATTCAGAACACCCCTCGTTGGACAAACAGGAAGAAATCTGATGATATCACTATTCAAAACAGTCAATGGTATTTACGACATCTGGCTCTTTGGGGTCCGGAACATTATAGAAAATACGCTCCACGTTTTATAGAAGCATTTCAGCGTCATTTTCCTGGTGTTCCCTTAGTGACTGAATTTATTTATAATCATCGAGATGTTTTATCTCTTGATTATGTTTATTAGGTCATTAAATTTTATTTTCTATATTTGTTTGATAATATGAAATATAGTCATAGGTCTAAATTATCTAGAGCGATAAGTGT